GCCCCACCCCCACCACCGCCGTCTGCCCCGAATAGACGCCGTTCGCGTCCTCCCAAAGCAGATGAAGGTTCCCCATCCCCGACACCGTGGCCGACGACGCCTTGACGTAGACCTCGGCGAAGAACTGGTCCCCTGGCGAGCACTTGAGCCTCCCGCCCGGAGCTGCGGAACCGTAGCCCCCCGTCCAGCTCAGTCCCGGCCAAGCCCCGACGTTCGACAGCTCGACTCTCCGAACCCAACGGCCCGAGCGCGCGTTGATGGGGTCCTCGACGAGCTTGTCGCCCTCGGGCAGCTTGCCCACCGCGCGAAGGCCCGCCTCGTTGTAGCCGTTGGGGATGAGGTTGTCGGTCGGCGGGTACAGCAAGTGCTGGAAGCCGACCGCAGAATCGCCCAGCGAGGCCCCGTCGAGCTTCTTCGGGACGACCTCGAACTGAGGGGACGCGTTGCCCCGGTTGCCGAACCTGTCCCGAGGGACGACGCGCACGAAGTAGGCCGTCCCCGGCATCAGGTCGGACGCACCAAACACCGTCGTGTCGAAGGTGCCGCGCAAGGTGGAGCTGCTCGGCGCGAAGCCGCTCGACGTCGAGATGTGCAGCTCGAAGGACGCCACCGGAGGGCCGCTCAGTGCCGGTGTGAGCGACAGGGAGAAGCCGTTGACGATGGCCGTCACCGCCACGTTGAGCGGGTCGAGCGGGGGCAACGTGTGGACCGGCTCGCTCAGCCCCGGGCGCGTGTCCATCTCCAGCCACACGGAGACGCCAAACGAGGGCTTCCCCCGCGTGGTGATGGTCGTCAGCGCGTCACCCTCCGAAGTGAAGGCATGCCGGAAGCTGGTGACCGCGAGGTTCTGGTCGTCGGAGTAGTGGGCGCCATTCGCACGGAACCGGTAGAGGTCGCCCAGCTCCACCGGCAGGAAGAAGTCGAGCTCTATCTCCTGGTCCGCGAGCGGCTCTTTCAAGTCGGACAGGGCCGCATCCGCCATCTTCCGCGCTTCGAGTTCCCGGTTGATGTTACTCGACGCGTCCTCCGCGAGCTGCATGTAGCGCACGCCATAAGCTGCCTGACTCGCGGCATCCTCCACGACGACGCTCTTCCGCTTCGTCTGGCGCGCGACGTCCAAGTCCCCCACGTCCGAGTAGACGACTTCAATCTTGTTGCGAACCTCCGTCTTGTTGAGGGCGAGCTTCGGGACGTTGCGGTAGTCGCCGGGTGCGAAGGTCCAGGCCAACGAGGGATTCACGCGCTGGGGCTCGCTGAACGTCAGGACAAAGCTCGCGCTCGCCTCACGCCAGCGATAGCGCACCTCCCAGCCAATCTGTTGGGCGAGGTCCCGAAGCGCGTCGAGGACGCTCGCCTTCCTCTGGGCGTACCGCCGAATCTTCCACCCGGGGGCAACCGGCGTATGCAGCAGCACGCCCGTTCCGCTGTCGGCGAGGATGCTCTGCATGACGGCTTCGACTTCGACGCCCGCGACAGAGTCCCCATAGGGGCGCTCCACTTCAATCATCACATCCTGAAGCCGCCCCCCAAGGTCGCGCCCACGGAAGACGAGCTGCTCGTCGGGGAAGTCCACCTCGTCAATGACGCCGTGAAACAGCAAGTGCCACTCGCCCGCGCTCGGCGACATGCCCACGGGCGACACCGCCGCTTCGACGATGAACTCGCGCCCCGGCCGGATGAGCTGCCCGTTGTTGGCGTTCAGCTTCGAGTCGGCTCGGAGCGGCGCCAGGCTGAAGAAGTCAATCTGCCGCTTGAGTGTGACGGTCGAAGCCGAGACGGGCTGGTCCACGCTCTCGTCGACCTCGACGGCGTCGAGAAAGTCGCGCCCTTCGAGCTGACTCAAGTTCACCCACCCACCCGCGCCGTCACGAACCCGCACGCGAACGTGGGAAGCGTGCCCTGCCGGATTCGCGAGGACCGCGAGCCCCTGAGACGACATGCCGCGCATGCTGACTAAACCTCCCTCAACGTGAATTCGAGCCGCTCACCGACGACGCGCGACCCGTTGTGACTGAACTCGACGAACTCTCCGTCCCGCACCTCGCCGAGCACCGTCGCGTCGGTGGGCAGAAAGCCTCCGCTCGCCACGAGGAACGGAAGCGCACTCCAGGCCCTCGCGGTGTGCCACGCAACGAGGTGGGGAACCCACGTGTCGGGAACCTCGAAAGGCAATCCCACGACATCGTCGAAGCTCACCACGTTGGTAGCGCCCGTCACCGCAAGCGACCCCGAGACGACCGACAGCCCCCCGGCACTCGCCAAAGGCACTCCCTGAGTCCACCGCCTGCCGTCACTCCGATTGATGACCTGGAGCCACGCACCCGCCGCGCTGCTGTAGACGTGATGCAGGGCCGTCCAGCGTTCCCCGAGCTGCATGGCCCACGCGGCGGAAGCCCCAACCGCCAGATTCAGCCCACCGCCGAACCTCGCGCCCTGGAAGGTGGTTCCCACGGCGGTCATCCGGTTGAGCCCGCGACTGGTGAAGGCGTCGCCATCGAAGGCCAGCGCATGTCCGTCACCCGCAATCAGGCCGCGCAGGGCGAGCGCCTCCTCGGGGGACAGCGGCACCGTCTTGAACTCCCACTCCTGACGAACCGCGCGCCGCCCCAGCCGATAGGCCCCGCTGAACGCGCGTGAGTCCGTGCCGATGTTCACCTGCCTTCGCCGGCCCTCCGCGACAGGCACCGGGATTCCGTTCAGGGCAAGAAAGGGCATCTCAATATCTCCCGTTCAGCCACTCGCCGTTGCCGCGACGTCGGTGTGCCCCGCGCTTCATCTCGATGTAGACCTTTCGGGCGGTCTCTTCCGGGTCTTCGGCCCCCTGAATCACAATCTGCCCGACGCTGACGTTGCCACCACTCACCGGAACGACAGGACTGGGAGCAACAGGCGACGTCCCCAGGGGGCTCGACGGCGAACCTGCTATCGGGTCCTGTGCATTGAACCGAGCGAGCGCGACTTTGAATCCAGTCGGCACGTTGGTCAGGGCCTCGGTTGCCTTGTTCGTCGCGGCGGCGTTCTCCCACGCGGCGACACCCGCAGCGGCGTTTGCGGCGGCGGTGTCATAGGTGGTGTCCTTCAGGGTTTCGAGCGCACTGTCGACCGCGTCCATTGGGACTTTCATGCTGTCCAATCCCTGCGCCATCTTTTTGAACGCACCACCCACGAAGGGAATCTTGCCGAGAGCTTTGAACACGCCAGCGATGAACCCAATGATGGCGTTCCACACCGTGCCAATGCCCTTCACGACGTAAAGGATGCCCATCGCCACCACGCGGATGACGGCGAAGAGCCCCTTCATGATGGGGCCAGAAAGCAGCGTCATCGGCTCTAGGAGCGCGACAAGAATCTGCCCAAACACCGTGATGACGGGGGCCAATCCCTTGAACAGCGTGCCGAGCACCTCGAAGATGGGCGTAATCGCCTGAACCGGCTTCGAGAACATCTCAAGCACCGGCACGAGCGCGTCGAGCAGTGGCGTCACCATGTTGAACACGGAGGCCAACAACGGGAGCACGGGAGCCAGCACCCGTCCGATGACGTCGGCCACGTACTGAATGAAGTTCGTCACCATCTGAAGCAGGCTTCCGAACGTCGATGACTGGGAGAGCAGCTCGGCGACGACGGCAATCAGGCCACCCCAGACACCACCGGCCGACATGCCCTGCTGGAAGCGGTCGACAAGCTCGTAGATGCGACCGAATGCCTGACTGAACCGGCTCGTCAGCGCGCGCTTTGCTTCGTCAGCGGCCCGAGCGAGCGCGTCAGCGAGTTCCTTCGCCTTGCGGCGCGCGACCTCCGCGATGACCGACGCAGTGTTGCCGACACTCGCGAGGAACTTCTTCGCGTCGAACTTCCCAATCTCCACGCTCCCGACTTCAATCTCGGGTGTCTCCGTGGGCGTGCGCAGCTTGCCCTTCGGCCCGAGCATGTCGTCGAAGACACCGCCGAACTTCTCCCGGAGGAATGCAGCGGCATCGCCCCCCATCAGCTTCACACCGTCGAACGCGTAGCCCGCTCCGTAGGTGACTCCGTCCCAGACGGACACCAACCCGCTGCGCAAGGTGCTGACGGTGCCCTCGACGAGCCCCTTCAAACCGCCGAGCACCGCGTCGCCAGTCAAGTCCTTCAACCCGTCCAGGGCGCTCGCAACGCCATCAAGGTTCAGCGCACGCGCGAGAGGCGCCGCCAGTCGAGCCAGGTTGCGCACCACGAAGGCGAACGTGTCGAGCTGCCCGCGAGCCCACGCACCCACGATGGCCGCGAGCCCCGCGAAGACTTCCTGGAAGAACTTCGCGACGCGCCCAGCAACATCCGTCACGGCCCGCCACATGGAAACGAAGGCGTCGCGCATGCCGGTGCTGCTGTCGTGCCATGCCTTGTAGAGCGTGCCCGCCAGCATCACGACGCCCGTCACCGCGAGCGCAACGGCAGCAAGGGGGGCCGTTACCGTCAGGATGCGAGCGGCAGCGTTGCGGAAAGCGGTCGCGAAGCTCGCGTCGACCTGCTCGGCCCCCTTCGCGACTTTCTTCAGGTTGCCTTCGACGGCTGGCGTCTCGCTCGTCAGGAACGCGGAGAACCGCACCAGCGACTTTCCAGCACCATCCAGCGCGGGCACCACGAACGCGAGGAAGCTTTCGGCGAGCTGCTTCACCGCCCCCGCCACCTTGCCCACGGCGCCACCCGCGAGCCCTGCCGCAGTCCCCCAGAAGAGGAAGCTGCCCATCGCGGACTTCACCGCAGGGTCCATCCGCTGGAACCACCCCAACGCGCGCTCCAACACATCCGAGAGGCGCTCCAGGTGAGGAAGAATCGCGTTGCCAATCTCCGCGCCGAAGTTCTGGAAGACGAGTTTGATTCGCTCCATCCGCTCCGTGACGGACGAGTCGAATGCAGCGGCAGCCGAGAGCGCCCCATAGAGGCCCGCGCCGACAATCGCGCCAATCTCACCAATCTTGTTCCCGAGCTGCTCAATCTTGCCCGCGGCTGAAGCCACGTCGGCGACAATCTTCCGCATCGACTTCGTGAACTCGCCGACGGCGGCAGTCACGACGACGTAGACGTCACCAACTTTGAGACCGCCGCCAGCCATGGTGAATCATTTCCTCCGCAATCGTCGAACAGACTTCTGTCCCGGTGGCGACACGGCAGCGGTCGGGGGCGAGGATGAGCGCCGCTCCAACTCGTCCGCTTCTTTTCGGGCGTAGGCCACCAACCCGATGACATCTTCGTAAGCCATCGCCCGAACCGCGTCGGGGGGCAGTTTCAGAAGCGACGCGACCCCGTAGAGCAGGCTTGCTTCGGGGTCGCTGTCTATTTTCCCCGCATCTGTCCTTCGGTGACATTGAAGACGTCGGTCAGGTCGGTCGCGAAGTCTTCCAGCCAGGACTCGTCGAGCAGCTCGTCGAGGTCGTTGACGGCGAACATCGGGCGTCCTGTCTCCGCGTCGTTCATCACGCAGACGGCGATTCGCGCCAGCATGCGCGCTCCGGCACGGTCGCCCGTCGGCTCGTTCTGCTCGGTCATCTCGCCAGCGGCGCGGGCCTGCTCAATCAGTCGAAGCCGGTCCCCCATCGTCGGCTTGATGATGTTGACCTTCACTCCGTCAATCTCCACCGACTTCATGACGCGACGGTTCTTCGCGAGCAGCTTGTGTTTGTTCGACATGACTCTTTCCTTTCCGGCAGTGGTTCAGGGGGTGCCGTATCCCCAAGCGATGGCGGCGCCGCTCCCCGTGGGGTAGGCGTGGCCGATGAACTTCACGGTGTGCTCGTAGAGGGCGCCCGGCGTCAGCTTGTGCGCCAGCTCAGGCACCTTCACCCACGCGCGGAACACCTCGGAGCCCGCGCCCTTGCTGACTTCGACGAGCAGCGGAGCCTCGTCCTCGAAGCGCACGTCGAGCGCCGTCAGGCCCACCAGCTCCCCGGAGAAGTCCCGGAGCGATACCGCGCGCCGCTTATAGCCATCCCCCATGACTTGCAGCTCGACGACGTCGTTCGTCACCGAGAGGGAGAGGGAGCGCACGAGCGCCACCGGTTGGACTGGGAGCGAGGCGCCGGAAACGCGCACGAGCGCCGAAGGACCGGGGGCGGTGGTGAGGTACACGAAGCCGAAGAGTGGATCGACGATGGCTTCGGCGGGCACCCACGCAGCGGCATCCATATCGCCGTCGGGAGAGACCTCGACGAACGAGGGCACTCCGGGGCTGAGCCGACGACGGGCGGGGTCGGTGATTCGGTACTCAGTGCCAGTGAAGCCCGGCGCGGGCACGGCTTCGGCGTTGACGAACTCCTCGGGCTCGCCCGCGATGGACAGGGAGCCAACGTGCGCGGGAATGACCGACATCAGACGGCCACCGGGGCGCCATTGCCCAAGAGCTTGCAGGTGAACTCGACGACACCGCCCGGCGTCAGCTTCTCGTCGTAGCCGGTGACAACCATCGGGATGCGCTTGCCCTTGGAACCGGCGGTAGCGCTCGGGTCGAAAATGAACGTGACGTGGACGGTGCTCCCGTTGTCGCGTGCATCGCGCAACACGGACTGCGGAGCGTCGCCCGTCATGAAGTGCCCCGACAGGTCCGCACTCGTGTCCTTGAGCGTCTGGACTCGGGACTTGTAGCCCGAGCCTCCCAGGTAGTTCGTCTCGACGAAGTCGCCCGTTTCGCTCAGCGACGCGTCCGTCAGTCCGTCGACGCGGTCAACAGGCTGCGCGGCATTGGTGTCCGAGCGCACCGACACGCTATCCAGGTGAGCAGCAACAGGGGATGACATTTGAATCCCTACCGGCTCGGGAAGAGCCTCGAAAGCGTTGCAAGAATCCGAGCCGCGACAGCCTTCCGAAACTTCGCGCGCCCCTTACGAGCGGGCTTGCGCAGGAAGTGAACGGGCTCTGCGAAGCGCTGCGCGCCCCAGTGGAATCCTTCGTGAATCGCGCCCGCCGCTTCGTGCTCGTACCCAGCCGTTGCGCTGACGCTGGCCTTCTCTGCATTCACCGCAGGGCCATCGACGAACCCCGACGCGCTCAGCGGTGGCTTTCCATCCGTGTCGCGCTTGCCGACGGGAACAAGGGTGCGGCTCGCCTGGAGCACCGTAGATGCATGCTCGCGGGCCAACGGCGCGAGGTCGTCGAGCACGGGCCCTTCGACCTTGCGCAGCTTGTCCAGCAATCGAAAATCAAGCGCGACCTTGAGTGGCATTGCCCCCTGTAGATGTTGTGGATTCTACGAACGGACCACTCACGCACCTGATTCAACGAACGAGGCTTCCGTGGTGAAGGTCCACCAGTGCCGGTCACTGCCGTCCATGCCGAAATAGTTGGGGCTCCCTTCGTCGACCTCAATCAGCACGTAGGGCGCGGCATTCGCGAGATGCAGCACGTCGAGGGCCGAGAGGGCGAGAGCCTGTCCCGCGCGGAAACTCTCGCGAGCCGAGCGGACGCGCACCTGACAGGTGACGGTCCGGTACGTCGTTCGCCCTCCGAGATAGCCCTGCGGCGGGTCGCCCCCGCTTTGCAGGACGAAGCACGACACGTCCGGCACCGTGGCTTCATCGGCTTCGAGCGTCGGACCCAGGAATAGATTGCTTCCAACGCTCAGCCCAAGCCCGCCCGCGGCGAGGAGCTGCGCGAGGTCTGCGGCGACGTCACGGGCCATCACAGCCAGACCTTTCGGTAGCGCACGACACCCGCACCGTCGACATAGTCATCAACGGCGGCAGGGCGGCGCGCGTGGTTGAAGTCGGAGAGGTCATCCCCCGGGAACCAAAGCCGGTGGCGTAGGGTGATGGGAGCAACGGTGTAGACGACATACGACGCGACGAACTCAGCCCCTTGGGCATCGCGAATCAGCTTGCGGCTTGGCTGGATGCGCGCGGCAGCAATGCGGAAGGGGCCGAGCTGCGGCGTTCCCCATGCGTCGCGTCCGATGACTTCCGCGTAGCTGACGAGCTGCCGGAAGCGCGCGGCGGGTCCGCTCATCAGCTCGCCCGCCGCAGGATGTGGGGCATGACGAGCAGCTCGGCGCGGGGGCTCGCGAGGCGCTGGCCGGCACTCCGCTCGCGGTAGCTCACGGACCAATCCCCCAGGCTCTCGGCGGACACGTCCGCATCACGCCCCCGCCCCCGGTAGAGCGCGCACGCTTCGAGGATTGCCGCCTCCTCGAGCTCAACGGGCAGGGTGGCCGGGCCCGTGGCCGCATCGAGCGCCACCTGTCCGGGTGTCACCCAGCCCCCCGTGTACGTGACGGCCAGTGCTCCCGGGTGGCCCTGTCGGCTGTCGACAGTCAACGTGACGAGCCCGCCCACATGCGCCGTCTCGGGCCACACGCCGGCAAGCCGGTAGAGGAGCCCCCCAGCCGCGAGGTCCCCGGCAACGGTATAGGCCGTGGCGTCGAGCAGCTCGCCCCCCTCCCGGACGCTGATGACCTCGACGAGCGGCGGGCGAGCGAGGAGCACGTAGGGGCGCCCGTAGCTCGCGGGGTGCTCCGTCACCGTGGCCCGCTCGAAGGCCCGGCCACACAGGGCGGCAATCGCGCCGCTCGCGGCACTCACGCAGCGCTCAACATGGGGGTCGACAGTCACGCCCAGGTCGGCGGCGACAGTCGGGGCAAGGCAGAGGTCAGTAGGTCGGGCCATGGAAGGGACTCAGGAGGGCTTAGGAACGACGGAGCCAGGGCCCCCCGTGGTGAGGGAGCCCCGGCCCGTCTTGCGCTGCTAGGGGGCCGGAATCTCGTCGGGGCCGCACAGCACCAGCAGACTGGAGGCGCCGAGCGTGGGGGCTGTACCGCCCGTGAGGGTGATGGCCTCGGCGACCCGCACGTAGCGCTTCGCGGTGGACAGGCGGACGTTCACGCGCGCAACCGAGTTGGGGGCCGTGAGCGGCTCGACTGCGGCACCGGCCAGGTCCGTCCAACCGTTCTGGCCGTCGGTGCTCTCCTGGAGCTTCGCGGCGAGCGACAGGGCCGTCGGCGTGCCCGAAGCAGCTCCCGTCGACGCCGTGAGCACGCAGGAGTCGAAGCCCAGCCGGTCAATGGCCGCGCTGTTGCGAGTCCCAGCGCTCACAGCGGCAGGGGCAGTGCCCAGGCGAATGCCAACGAGCACGCCCGCGTCAGTGGAATTGGCGTTCATGGTGGGGCCTCTCAGGTGCCGTAGGTGATGGAGCTGAACGCCTTCGGCTGGCGGGCCTTGAAGTCCGCCTTCACGATGGCGCGAATGGTCGTCTCGTCGAACTCGGCCCGCGTGTCGTGCTCCGACAGAATCAGGTCCTCGTCGATTCCGTAGATGAACTGGCGCCAGTCGGCCGAGAAGGTGATTCGCGTCGACGGGACGCGCGTCGTCATGACGAACGGGAAGCCGCGAATCGTGCCCCGGTCGAGCATCTCCTGACGGAACACCCACACCCCGGAGTTCTGGAGCTGAAGCAGGGCTGTCGCCCGCGTCGGGTGGAGCACCCACGCCGCGTTGCCCATGCGGACATGCGCCGTCAGCGGCAGCTCCACCGCCTTGTCGATGTCGGCGAGGTACGCCGCGGGCGTGACTCCCGTCGAAGCGAAGGTGTGCGCGGCGTCGAGCTGAGCGAAGAGCCCCTTCGGCATTGCGCCCGCCCCATCGCCGTTGAAGCCCGCGTCGTCGAGCCCATCGGCCACTGTCGCGCGGATGTCCTCGCCCACCCCGGCATCGCCCACGCCCGGCGTTCGCAGCAAGTCGTTGCTGATGTCGGCCAGCACCATGCCCTTGTGCGCCTTGAGCACGACCTTGCCGTACTTGGGCGCGCTCTTCGGCACCGTCTCGCCTTCGCCGACCCAGCGGAATTCGGAGGTGCCCGTCTGCCGGCCCATGTGCAGCTCGCCCTTGAACGTCTGAGTCCTCACGCCCAGCTTGAGCAGCGCGGCTTCGGGCCGCAGGAACTCGATGACCTCGCCGCTCTGCTGGATGGGCACCAGCACGCCGGCCGAGTCGAACTTGCTGAGCTGAACCGCCTTCTGCACATCCGCGTTGCCGAAGCGCTTCGCGGCGTCGACCAGCTCGGCCGCGCCCGTGCGTCGCCCCGCCGCGATGACGCTCTTCGCGAACGCCCCCAGATTCTCAGGGCTCGCGTAGACGCTCCCCGGATGCGGCCCCTTGTCCGACTCCGTGCGGCCGGGCGCGCCACGAGCTGCGGCGTCCATCAGCTCTCGCGCCACCTCCGGGCCCAGCGCCTTCACCATCTCTGCAACCTGCTCGCGAGTCATTCCTTCACCCCTCGGATGTAGCTCTTGAATGCCTCGACGAAGCTCTTCGCTGCGTCGGAGGCGTTGAAACCCTTCGCCTTGTCGTCTTCCTCGTCGTCTGCCTTCGGCGGTTCGGCAGGCGGCTCTTCCGTGTCGGGCGCGGGCTCGGCGGCTACTTCCGGCTCGGCGTCCTCGTCGTCCGTCGACTTCGCTTCGGCCCGCGCGTCGAGCAGCTCGGCCACGCGCACGGCAATCCGCTCGACGAGGTCTTCGCCCCCATCCTCGAAGGACTTCGCGCGCACGGCCCGAGCGTTCCCCGGAATCGTCACGACGGAGACTTCGAGCAGCTCCTGTCCGTCGCAGTCGTAGCCACCTCGCTCGTTCTGCCGGTACTGGCCCGGGAGCATGAGGTAGCGGACGGAGACAGCGTTCAGGATGCCCTTTGCGACCTTGCGCTCGACGCGCTTCGCGAACTCGTCTTCGTCGTCGAACTCGACGTCGACCATCAGGGCGTCGCCCTCGATGTAGACGCGCCCCTTGCCGATGGGCAACTGAGGCTCGGCACCCGACGAAGCGGCTTTGGCCCCGTCGTCATGATTGAAGAGCACGACGCCGTTCGCGTTGTAGCCGTCGACGCGCCAGCCCTTCACGTTGAGCCGGTCGGAGTAGCGGTCGAAGTCGCCGTCACTCGCCCTGAACTTGTAGACGCGCCGCCCGCCAACGGACTCGACGACGTTCAGCGTCGCCGCGTCCTTGCGTACAGCACTCAATCGAAGGGAGCGTGAAACAGATGCAGTCATGCCCCCTGTAGATGTTGTGGTTTTCGCGTGTGGCTCAGTCTTCCTTTTCCGCGCCTGCCTCTGCTGCGCCGCCCTCGACGGGCGTTGGCGTCTGGCCCGGCTCGTTCGGTTTCTGTCCAGGCAACAGCTCGGCGAACCCCTGCCGCTCGGGGTGCGGTCTGAACCCGGCTTCGGTGCGCCACTCGTCGAATGTGAATGCGCTCGGAAGCGTGCCCATCACCCGTAGCCGATGCTCGCGGTCGGCGGGTACGGGGGAGTCGTAGGAGAGCAGCACGTCGTCACCGAAGCGCGGCGCAAGACTCTTCTGCATCGAGGCCAGGAAGACTTCCGCGCGCGGCTTCGTCGCCTGCTCGGCCAGATGCTCGCGTGCGGCGTAGCTCGTCGCCTTGTTGCTGCTCGTCACGTCGCCCACAATCTCCGGGGGCACGCGGTACACCATGCGTACGAAGTCCATCAGGAAGCGGCGCAGTTCGACGAGCTGCATGTCGCGAAACGGAGTGTCGAGCCGAGCGAAGGTTGTCTTGCCGCTCGTAATCATCACCCGGCCAGCGTTGGCGGGGCCTCCGTACTCACGCGCGAGACTCTCTTTGAACGCCTTCGCGGGGCCTGCCTGCCCTTCGTTGAAGCCCTCAATCGCGATGACGGCCCCGGGCAACATGTTGTTGAAGAAGGCATTCTTCGTGAAGCGCGCGGCGTGCTCGTCCGTGTCGACCTCGTCACCGAGGGCGTAGGCGATGCCAATGCCGCGACCGAGCGGGTCAGCCGGGTTCAGCCGCTTCACGTAAATCACGCTCGCGGCGGGCAGCGAGAACATGCGCCCACCGGCCGTCACCGTGTACGTGCGCTCTGACTTCGGCTTGCTCAGGTCCGGCAGTGCGAGCACGCAGTCGGGGGGCACCGGCCACAGCCCCACGGGGACGCCGGCCATCTCCTCGACAACGGCGAAGAATTCCCCCGTCAGGTCGTAGTGGAGGCAGAACAGCTTCGCGAAGTCGCGGCCCGTCATGTAGTCGTTCGGGTCCGCGAGCAGCCGCAGCATCGGATGGTCCGGCAGCTCCACCGCACCGGCCCCGTCGACGAGCGACTTCAACCGCTCGCGGCGCACGTCACCGCAGGCCCGCCGCAGCGACACGTCGACGAGGGCCTTCCGCGTCGTGGGGTCCTGTCGCACGAAGGCCCGCCACGTCACATCCGCGAAGGCGTCGCCCACCGTGTCGACGATGGTCCCCAGCCACGGCATCTCGGCATAGGCCGCGAGCAGCGCGGGCACCTCGCGACGCGGCGGGGCCGAAGCCCAGCGGCTCAGCTCCAGGCCGGTTCCCTTCCGCTTGCTGCCACCGCCCAGCGCGGCGCGCATCTTGTCGAGCAACCCCATGGAGAACCTCACACCGCGAAGAACTGCTCGACAAACACGAGGTCATGAACTCCCCAGCAGAAGGCGTCGGCCCTGTCATCGCGGCGCCCGTTAACCCCCGTGAATTTGCTGAGCTGCTGTTCGAGCTTCGGGAATGTCCCGACGAACTCGACGCGGCCCGCTTCGGCCAGCGCGGACACGGGCTCGGCGCGCTTGCTCTTCGCGCTCGTTGCACGGACGGGCTTCACGTTGACGCTCACGCCCATTTCGCCCGCCACGGTGCTGATGAGCGTCTCCACCATCTCCCCGCCCGTGTTCACCTCCACCACGAGCGCGTCGCATCCCCATTCGAGATAGGCGCGGATGGCCGTCGTTGCCCACTCTCGAGGGCTCGCCCGGCGGGACAGGTCCGCGAGCACCGAAACGCGCTTGAGCGACACACCGTCGGCCCCGAAGAGCACGCTCGACCTGCACCCCTGGACGATGATTCCCGTTTCGTCCGAGCCCGTCTCGCTGGTGGGGCTCGGGTCGACGCTGACGATTCGCCTGTCCAACTGCTGGGCGTATTCGTGAGGGTCCGCGTCGACGCGCACCCACTTCGCCGAACCGAAGATGGCGCCGGGCACGTCGAAGAGCAGGCGCCCGAGAACCTCCTGCTGACCCCACCGGGTGTTCGCAAGCGCGCGCATGTTGGCAATGGCCGTGGGCGCCAGGTTCGCGGCATTGCTCAGCGACGAGCCCGAACGCAGCACGACGCCCGGCTTGAGTTCCTGTGTCTCCACGTTGGTGAAGAGCAGCTCTTCAATCTTCTTCAGCGGGCGCGGCGTACCCGTGAGGAGGAGCTGCGGCGGGTCCTCGCGCGAGCCGATGCGCAGCACCAGGGGCAACTGGTCCACCGCGGCCATGTCGTGTTTCCACGAAGCCGGCTCATCGCCCCAGCCCCATCCGGCATTCGGCCCACGCAGCCGGTCGGGCTTATCCGCCGAGTAGCAGATGGCATAGACGCCGTTGGGCCACGTCACCCGGCGCTTGCTGGGCTCATACTTCGGCGTGAACCAGGGCGGAGACAGGGCGAGGATGCCGGACGCACCGCGAATCATCGTGTCGCGCACGTCCGCCGCCGTCGGGCCAATCAGCGCCCCGACGCTCTTCGCCTGCCACGCTTTCTTGATGACCCACCGCGCGCCGCACCACGTCTTCCCGAAGCCGCGCCCGGCCATGACGAAGCACGTCGAGAACTTGTCTGGGGGGACCTGTTCGCGCCGCGCCCAGAAGTCGAGGTCGTAGACGAGCAGCTCGGCCTCTTTGTCGTCGAGCCCGCCGAAGAGCTTCGCGAGCTGAGCGCGAGAACCGGCCGCGCGAACCATCCTGGAAGCGGGCGACTCATGCGGCGCGAGCCCTTCGGCGAACTTCCCCCAGGCCCCTGACAGAAGGCTGCGCATCACTCGCCCCCCTTCTCGTCAGGCGGCATGTGGGAAGCGGCATCAGCGGGCGCGGGCAACTCGTCGGGGAGGAACTTCCCCAGCCTGTCAATCAGCAGCTCACGCAACGCGGCGGTATCGGCCGTCTGGTCCTCGGGGCTCTTCGACTCGACGTTGTCGCGTCGACCGTACAGCTCGGGGAACCGACGACTCAGCAACCACTGGACGTGCTTGGGGTTCGTCGTCGCGGCGGCCTGAAGCGTCTCCGTCGCGCCCTGCATGAACTCGGCTTCGGCCCGGTTCACCGCGACGAAGAACTCGCGGTAGAGCCCTCGCGGCTCGCTCGCGCCACGGTGGAACCAGCGGGAGAGGGTCTGCTCGTCGACGCCCACGAGGCCCGCCGCCGCTCGACGGAAGAGGCCGGACCTCAAGTGGTCGCAGATCTGCTGCTGAAGCTCAGGGGTGAGTTTGGTAGGCCGTGCCACCCACTATAGATGGTGTGGTTTCCCGAACTTTTTCGTCGCCGCGCCCAACAAAACGCATCAGCCCAACGGTTTTCCCAAAATTTTTCAAAAGTGGGGGCGCTCCGAGCAAGCCTAAGCCCGGCCCCAGACAGGAAATCCGACCCGGGGGGCTCGCCTACAGGAAATTTCACCCATATCAAAAACAGTCTCACTTTCAGTGCAATTCATTACATGGCACGAAGTCGCGCGTCGCAGGTGGTGACGTCGACACACCGAACCAACCAACGGCGCATCCATGTGCCTTGGGGACTCTGTTGCTCGACGAAGGACAGCACTCCGGCACCACTGCGAAGCCGCGTGCAACACAGCTCGCATGCACTGGGGTAGCGGTTCCTTCGGCGAGCCGCAGTCATGTCCGCACACGCCATGTGCCGCGGGCCGACGGTGCGCTCGTAGCTGATGACCTCTCCCGGCTCGATTGCGAGGGAGCACACGGCACATGGGCCCCGTCGCTCCGCGACAATGACGGGCAGGCTACGCCCCTTCGTCGGCTAGCAGCTCGCGCAGCTCTTCCAGGGCACTCGCCAGCATCCGGTTAACTCGGCTCTTCGGCGTGCCCCATGCTTCAGCGAGGGAGCGAACCGACTGCGGAGAGCCATGGAGGCCGAACACCCGAGACACCAGCTCTTGATGCTCACGGGACAGCCGCCGCACCGCACCGAGGACGAGCGCTCGACGCTCACCAGCCAGCAACAGCGCTTCGGGTGTCTCGTCGCCAGCATCCACGGCCGACATCTCTCGAAGTGCGGCTTCCAGTTCACCGCTCCGCGACTCCGCGACAGAGCCGTAGTCAGAGAACTGAGATGGTGCGTCCAGCGAGTGGACTCGGACAACACTCCGTTCCTCGCGCGCACGTGAACGCAGAGTGCGGCGCTTGTAGTCACCGTCGCTCAAGTGGACGTCGCTGGAGTGAAGTCGCGTGTGGTGCTCGCAGGCAGCGCGAACTCTGAAAAATGCGACCTTGCCGAAAGGCTGACTTCCCCTTGTTGCGTCGTACGTCGAGATAGCGCGCAGCACTGCCTCTCTCGCGACTTGTTCGAGGTCTCGTGGCTCCAGCGAACCCGCGCGCGCCAAGAGAGACCCGACGACACGCCGGATGATGGGCCGCACTGACTTGAGCATCTCTTCGGACAGACGCCGCTCAAGAGCGGCATCGCCACTCGCGCGGGCGCGCATGACGAGAGTTACCAACTCTGCCTGACGCACTGATGCTGTGACATACCCAGAGAGCTTCCGTTCCTTTCGTTCCCCGCCCCGGTAACAAGCATTGCGAACCATCTTCGCGCCCAAAGCACGCTCCGTGCCGACTGCGCCCGTCTCACACTCAGTCTCAGTCACGCTGATACATCGCCCTTGCGCGGATTGCGTTTCATCTGCCGTGCGTCCCGCACGCACGACCCAGCCCGCATGTAGATGGTGCGGAAAACACGAGTGGACCGTCGGCGACCAACGAACAACGAACGAGGTTTCCACTCGGGGTGCTGTTGCTTCCGGGAGTGCCCGGCATTCGGGGGGGCGCGGACGAAGCGTCAGCAGTCACGCTTCGGGGACCGTGTTCCTCAATCCCTCAATCACGCGCATCTCTTATAGTATTGTATACTACCTATCTCCACCTCACCTTTCTCCTTAAGGAGAAAAGGAATCTAGAAGAGACGGGGTGACGACTGTTGACCGTACGGTTTGGTGAGCCACGTCCTGAAATCACAGTGCAGTGCCGACGCAGCTCCCCCCGGGCGAAAAAAGCAGGCCACTGTGGGTCACGCGTGAAAATCACCCACTATTACTAGGGTGAACTCAACCGATAGCTACTCCTCGACTCGTCCCGACACCGCGCCCACTCAACGCCAGAAAGTCGCGCTCTACGGCTCAGCGCAAGACAACGTGCCGCACTCCGTGGAGCTGTCGTGGCCCGAGCTGGCCGCGAAGCTCGTCACGCACCGTCGGAGCAAGTGCCCCACAACGCCCTGTGTCCGTGGCTGCCCCGGGAAGAACGGCCCCGCCTGGAGCCCCGTGGACATCGTCGAGCGGCGCCGCAGCGAGAACGTGCGAGCTGTCACCGTTGCGGTGTTCGACCTGGACCATCTGAAGGTTCCGCAGCTCTCGTTCCTCGATGCAGTCGAGCGCAACGGGCTGGCTTACGCCCTTCACTCGACGCACAGCAACCTACCCCCTGACGACTACTGCCTGCGGCTGGTGATGCCGTTGTCTCGGCCCGTGCTCCCTCGCGAATGGGCATCCGTGCGCGAGGCCGCAATCCGGATGCTCTCCCTGCCAGCGGACCCGGCAACACGCGACCTGGCGCGGATGTATTTCTTGCCCGACGCGCCCGAAGGAGCCGAGCCGTTCGCCCTCACCGGCAACGGAGCGCCCCTGGACGTCGACGCGCTGCTCGACATGTCTCGCGCGGGCCTCCCGGTGTCGACGCCTGTTTTTTCGGCCCCGGCACCCACGCCCGACTCCGTCCCCGCCGACTTGTACGAGCTGCGGGCCCACCTGCGACGCATCCGCAAGCCCGAGCATGTCGTCCTTGTGCGCCGGGTCCTCGCGGGTGAGCCCCTGGCCCCTGTTGGCGAGCAAGACAACACGCTCAACACGTTGATGTCGTGCGCGGCATTCGTGTTGCCGCTGAGCACGCCCGAGTCGGCCGTCCTTGAGCTGTTCCGTGGGTCCTTCGCAGCCACGGACTGGAGAGAGGGCGCCGAGCACCTGTGCGCGCAAGCCGTTCTGAAGCTGCGGCGCCACCGTGAGCGACGAAAGGCCCGCGACGAAGCCCGACAGGCAGACAATCGAGCCATTTGGGAGGCGCTCGGTGGCAAGGCGCCCGCGCCGACGTCACAGGACACTCCGGGCACCGAGGAGGACGCGCCGAACCCGGACGACTGGATGCGCGACCTTGTGCTCGACGAGACGAAGGACGGGGGCAAGCGCATCCGGAATTGCGATGCCAACATCTACACCGTGCTTCTCAGCTCCCCCGAGTGGCGCGGCGTCTTCCGCTTCAACGAGGTGAACAAGGCGCTTGAAGTGGAAGGCGGCCCCCTCGGTCCCGGCATGGACCTGGAGACGCTCGACGTGCTGGTCACCAACTGGATTCAGCGAAGCGCCTATGGGCAGCTCGGCTTGCAGCCACGAGTTCCGGCCGTCGCGCAACAGCTCCTCGCCGTCGCGAAGCGCAACAGCTACGACCCTGTCGCCGACTACCTCGCGGGGCTCGTCTGGGACGGGAAGCCGCGCCTCGACGAGCTGCTCGCGACCTACTTCGGCGCGCGCGGAGATGCCGGATACCTGCGGGCCGTCGGGGCGAAGTGGGCCATCTCCGCGGTTGCGCGTGCCCTGCGGCCCGGGTGCAAGGTCGACACGGTGATGATTCTCGAAGGGCCCCAAGGGCTTCGGAAGTCGACCGCGTTCCGCATCCTGGGAGGGCGCTACTTCTCCGATGCCCCTGTCGACGTCACGAACAAGGACAGCGCGATGCTGGCCTCTCAGTTCTGGTTCATCGAGCTGGCCGAGCTGTCGACGTTCCGCAAGTCCGAGGACCAAGCCCTCAAGGCGTTCATCACGCGCACGGAGGACACCTATCGGCCTCCCTACGGACGCACCAACGTCAAGACACCGCGCCGTTGCGTGTTCGTCGGGACGACCAATGACGACGACTACCTGCGCGACCCTACGGGGCACCGTCGCTTCTGGCCGGTGAAGTGCTCCCGCATCGACACCGAGGCACTGGCGCGCGACAGGGACCAGATTTGGGCCGAAGCCGTGGTGCGCTTCCACCAGGGCGAGTCATGGTGGCTCACGAACGAAGAAGCCACGGGAGCCGAGCAGCAAGCCGCGCTGCGCATGGAGAACCACGGAGACAGCCGCAAGGAAGTCGTCCTGCGATGGCTCCTCGAGATGCCCGCCGAGAAGCGACCCAGCGATGTGACCATCCTGCACGTTGGTGTGGAGGCATTCGCGCTCCACCCGGCACAGGTCGACCCACGAATCTCCCGGGAGATTGGCGCGGCCCTGAAAGCGCTGCACTTCACGCGTGGCCAGCGCCGGATGGGGGATGGGACGCGTCCTCTCGTCTACTACTTGCCGGAAGAGCTGCGGCACGCGCCCACGGAGAAGCGCGGCGAGCGACGCACCGGCCACAACAGCTCAATGCGCGACTGAGATTCGTCCAGAAACCACACATAGCAATATTCAATGAAAAACAAGCTACTTACCGACCGTGCTGCTCTTTTCCTTGGAGATGCGGCGCGCGTCGACGCGGTCCTCGCTCCCAACAGCATCGACGCCATTGTCACGGACCCACCGGCCGGTATCGGCTTCATGGGTCGCGAGTGGGACAGCGACAAGGGTGGGCGTGACGCGTGGGTGACGTGGCTCGCCGATGTGATGCGCAAGGCGCTGTATGTCCTCAAGCCCGGGGGCCATGCGCTCGTCTGGGCACTCCCGCGAACGTCGCACTGGACCGCGACCGCGTTGGAAGACGCTGGGTTTGAGATTCGAGACGTCGTGCTGCATCTGTTCGGCACCGGGTTCCCGAAGTCCCTCGACGTGTCACAGGCCATCGACAAGCAAAAGCGGAACATGGACGAAGTCCGGCTCGTCACCCGCTGGATTGCGGAGATGCGGGACCTTGCAGGACTCACGAACGCACGAATCGACGCGGCCTTCGGGCACAACGGGATGGCAGGGCATTGGACTACTCAGGGTGCGCAACCCGAGGTGCCCCACGCTGCCCATTGGCCGAAGCTCCTGGAGCTGCTCGGCATCGACGAGCTGCCGGAAACGATTCGTGAGATTACCGAGCGGCTCGTCGCGGAGAAGGGGAAGCCCGGCCCCAATTGGTTCCGCCGTGCAATCACGGGCCACCACGAGATGGCGTCCCCCGTTCAACGCTGGATAGCGCGCCATGGACACAGGGCGAACCTTTCCAACGGCGCTCGGCGCGATGAACCCGCAACAGACGCAGCGCGCGAATGGGCGGGCTGGGGAACAGCACTCAAGCCAGCGGTAGAACACTGGATACTTTGCCGCAAGCCCCTGATGGGCACGGTCGCGGCGAACGTTCAGCAGTGGCGCACGGGCGGGCTCAACGTCGCGGCCTGCCGGATTCCGCACGCGAGTCCCGAAGACCTCTCCGCATCGAAGGCGCGCAACCCCGGCCGGGCTGAGCCCGTCACGAGTGCTGTCTACGGTGCTAGCCGCCCCCAGCAGCGCATCGACGAGTCGGGGCGTTGGCCTGCGAACGTGACGCTCGACGAAGCCGCAGCGGAGCTGCTCGACGCGCAGGCCCCTGGTAGTGGTGCGAGTCGGTTCTTCTACGTAGCCAAGCCCACGAGGACGGAGCGGGACGAGGGCTGCACCCATCTGCCGTTTCGCTCAGGTGCCGGCGCTTGCGGCCGAAAGGAGGGAAGCGCGGGCATGAACTCGCCACGCGCCGGGGCGACCTCCGGTGGAGGCCACAACCACCACCCGACAGTGAAGTCGATTGCGCTGATGCGTTGGCTTTGCCGGCTCATCACCCCTCCAGGCGGCGCGGTCCTCGACCTGTTCGCGGGGAGCGGGTCGACGGGGGTCGCCGCGCTCGCAGAAGGCTTTGAGTTTGTCGGGATTGAGCGGGACTCCGACTATGTCGAGATTGCCAATGCAAGACTTCGCCATGAATTGGGGCCAGAAGCAGAAACCGCACAAACTAATATGGGGTGACTCACTCCATCGAAAGCCCGAAGCCCAGCGCATCAGTCATCGCCGGGGTCATACAGCGGTTGAGTGTGTCCCAGCTCAAGCGTCACAAGCTGTGTCCCCGTGCGTGGTTCTTCCAGAAGGTCATGCGCCTTCCGGAGCCCACCACGGGGGCGCAGCAGGTCGGCACCGAAGGCCACGCGCAGCTTGAGCATTATCTGTCGACGGGCGAAGACGTGCTCGGAGCCTTCGCACAGTCGGGGGCCCATCTGTTGCCCGCGCCCGGCCCTGATTTGCTCGTTGAACAGCCGCTCGACGGCGCCCCGCCACTGACGGCGGGCGGGATTCCCTTCACGGGGTTCATCGACGTCGTGAATCCTCGTCGGCTCGCTACTGATGGCGTCCTGCGCATCACCGACCACAAGTTCACGAGCAACATCGCCAGCAACGCCGCGAGCGCCGAGCAGCTCGCCGACGCCGACACGGAACCCGGACTCCAGATGGTGGGTTATGGCGCGTGGGCGCTTGGCCAGACCGAGCGCTTCCCAGGGCTGCGCACGCTGGAGCTGGAGCACATCTACTACCAGACCCGGGGCCAGCGCCTTGCGGCATCGGTCATCGCGTCGGTGACCTTCGAGCACATCGAGCGCGAGTGGCGAACGAAGGTCGAGCCTCAAGTCGAAGCAATGAAGGAGCACGCGCAAGCCGCCCGAGCTGACGACGTGCCCGCGAACTACGGCCCCGCCTGCACGAAGTACGGCGGGTGTCCGTTCCTTGGAAAGTGCCTCACAGGAGAGAACAAGACGATGTCCCTACGCGACAAGCTGCTCAGCAAGCCGTCCGAATTCGTTCCCACCACCGTCGCCGCGGTTGAGCGCGAAGCCCTGGAGCTGCCCGCCGTCCTGCCCCCCGACGCGCCGCAGCCCGCGCCTGTGCAGATGGCCCCCGAGGTCGCCGAGCAGCCCGCGCCGAAGCGACGAGGGCGCCCGCGCAAGGCTCCCGAGCCCTCGCCCTCGGAGTCCAAGAGCGACCTTCGTGTTCTCTTCGTCGACTGCGTGCCGACCAAACATGACGGGCCGCGCCCCGAGTCGCTCACTGGCTATGTCGACGACATGCACCACAAGGTCGCCCAGGCAGGGGGCGTCGACGATGTGCGATTCGCGGGCTCCGACTCCCCGCTCGGGTTCGGGAAGTGGCGTGGCGCGCTCGCGATGGCTGCGCGTGCCGAGTTGCCCCCTCCCGGCATCTACACCGCGCTCGGGGTCGCCCAGTCGGAGCTGATGCAGGTCATCGTCGAAGCCCTCGAACCGTCCTTCGACGTGGTCGTTCGCGGCATCCGCTGACAACACTTCACCGGCCCCGTCGGCTTCGGCTGGCGGGGCACTTGCCCTTCCCAGCATGAAACTACTCCACCGGCTGAACCCGGGCGCGGCGACTCTTGCCGAGCGCCCCGTTACCGCTGCGCCCGCTGCCCTCGCGAAGCTCACGGGGGACCGCGCCACCATCGCGAAGGGGCAGCCCGTTGGCTGGTCCCCAGACCTTGCACGTGTGCTCAGCCTGAAGCGCAAGAACCCGGCGTTCACTCACCGCGCTTTGTCGCTTGTGATGATGGAGGGCACTTTACGCGCGCCCTCGGGAACACGCTGCATCTGTGAGTCACTTCGGAAGCGCTGCCCTACGTCGCTCCTCCCCGTGCAGCGATTGGCGCTCAGCGAAGCCGCGCGCACGGGTGGCGGGCTCTTTCCCATCGGCGTGGGCCACGGGAAGACGCTGATTGATCTCCTGCTGCCGCTCGTGATGCCTGAGTGCAAGGTTGCCGTGTTGCTCCTGCCCTCGAACCTCCGCGCGCAGCTCATCGACGTTGACTGGCACTACTACGGCGGGCACTGGCGCTTGCCCAACCTCGCGGGCGGCAGGTGGTTCCGGCCTGGCCTGCCCGTCCTCCATGTCATCACCTACGAGAAGTTCTCGACCCAGGAAGGCACTGACCTCCTGACGCGCATCCGGCCGGACCTCATCATCTGCGACGAGGCCCACAAGCTGAAGGACCGGAAGAGCGCGCGCACGGGCCGCTTCCTTCGCTACCTGGAGCTGAACCCCGAAACGCGCCTCGTGGCCCAGTCGGGCACCCTCGCGACGCGAACGGTGAAGGACTACGCCCACCTCGCGGAGTACGCGCTACGTGACGGCAGCCCGCTACCGCTCAAGCACCATGTCGTCGAGGAGTGGGCCGCAGCACTGGACCCTGGCCATACCGTTGCGCCCCCGGGCGAGCTGCTCAAGCTCGTTGACCCCTATCAGCAGCTCGCCCCGCTCGAAGGGGAGAACGAAGCCGAGCGCGAACGCCGTCGGGTGCGGGATGCCTATCGGCGCTGGCGCAATGCAACGCCGGGCGTCGTGGCCACGGACGAGAGCGCCGTCGGCATGCCGCTGGTCATCCGCACGCGCGACCCGGGCAAGGTTCCCGACGAGCTGCTTGCTCACATTCAGACGGCGCTCGGCGGGCAACGCCCCGATGGCGAAGAGTTCGTCGACGAGTTGCAACGGGTCGTCTGCGCGCGGCAGCTCGCGAGCGGCTTCTTCCATCGCTGGCGCTACCCGGCCATCCAGGGCACGCCGCAAGATCCCGAGCTGATTCTTCGTTGGTTCTCACGCCGGCAGGAGTTCAACCGGGAGCTGCGCGAGCGCCTCAAGCGCCCCGCCGAGCACCTCGATTCCCCCGGCCTGCTCGTCCGTGCCGCGATTCGCGCTCACCAGTCCCCGCCCTATGACGGCGACCTCCCGACGTGGCGCGCGCACTCCTGGCCCGCCTGGGGCGAGATTCACAAGCGCGTCGTCCACGTCACGGAAGCCGTGTGGCTGTCCGACTTCATCGTGAACGACGCGGCGAAGTGGGCGCTACGCAAGGGGCAACCAGGAATCGTGTGGGTTGAGTTCCCCGAGCTTGGCGAGCGCATCGCGAAGGCGGCGGGCGTGCCCTTCTATGGCGGTGGCCCGGAAGCGTCGGCGACCGTCATTCGGGAGAGTGGGAAGCGCTCCATCGTCGCGTCACTCCGCGCGCACGGAACCGGGAAGAACCTGACGATGTTCTCGCGGATGCTGTTCGTGAACCCGCCAGCGGATGGGGCCGCGTGGGAACAGGCTATCGGCCGTTGCCACCGACAGGGGCAGCTCGCCGACGAAGTCGAGGTGGAGCTGTACCAGCACACCGACGAGCTAGTCGGGGCCTTCCAGCGGGCCCGCGACTTCGCCCGCTTCATCGAAGAGACGGAGGGCACACCGCAAAAGCTGAACCTCGCGGCCTATGGATGCGCTGCGCCCCAACCGTGAGCCACTCCCCGAAACCGCACACTTTATATGGGGCCACGGCACGTCGTCGCTGGCGCAACCCAAGCCGAAAGCCCCACGTAGATATGAACAACGCACTAACGAAGATTGCCACCGCGCAGCCCTCCACGAGTGGCCGCTACCCGCGATTCGGAAACTACCTGCTCGAAGTCTCGGTCGTCCGCGTCAAGGAAGGCTTCAAGGGGGACTCGGCGATTGCCGAGCTGAAGGTTCGCGAGTCCGCGCCACTGGCGGGCGGTGAGGCCCCAAGCAGGCCGGGGGAGACCGTCGACTATGTCGAGAACCTCAGCGACCAGAAGAAGGGCGGTGGCGGGCGCTTCAAGTCGTTCCTGATGGCTCTCGTCGGGGGCGAGGAGTACGAGTTCGCCAACCCCGCCGCGCTGAAGAAGTTCGTCGACGAGCGGCAGGCGGGCACGCACCTCCTGATTCGGTGCGAGGTCTACCCGAAACAGCTCCCCGCGAAGGACAACTTCCCCGGGAAGGTCATCAACGGCTATCGCTGGTCTCACGTCGAGCTGAACGACGAGCAGCTCGCGCAGGTCGAGCAGGCCCGTAAGGCCAGCAAGCTCCCCGCGCTCGCCGACGCCCTGGCCTGATGCCGGGCGGCGACTGACGGCGCTCTCTCCGTCGGCGGCTGGCCCACGACACGGGCCGCTCTCCCTTCCACACAAGGCATCCCGTGAACCTCTGGTCGTTTGATACGGAGACGTGGCTGATTCAGCCCGGCTTGCTTGCGCCCCCTCTCGTCTGCGCGAGCATCGCGATGCGTGAGCCCGGTAGCGAATGCCTTCTCGACAAGGCACAGGCCCGTGAGTTCTTCCGCGCCGCGATTGCCGAGCGTGACACGCACCTCGTCGGCGCGAATCTCGCCTACGACCTCGGAGTCATGGCCGCGGATGACCCGCGACTTGTCGCCCCCATCTTCGCGGCGCTCGAAGCGGGCCGGTTGCATTGCGTCCAGATTCGCGAAGCCCTCATCGACATCGCCCGGGGCCTGTACGGGGTGGACCCGTCCACCGGCCGGAAGCTCGAGGACGACGAGGGGGCACGCTACCCGCTCGCGCTCCTCGTCCAGCGCTACCTGGGGCTCGACATCAGCGAGGACAAGAAGAACCCCAAGGCATGGCGGCTTCGCTATGCGGAACTCGACGGCGTCCCTGTCGAGCGCTGGCCCCGGGAAGCGGCCGACTACCCGAAGCGCGACGCACGCTACACGCTCGACGTATTCTACCGGCAGGAGGCCATCGCCCAGGAGACGCCCAACGGCGGCAACCTGCATGCCGAAGCTGAGCAGATGCGCGCCGCCTTCGCCCTTCACCTCGCCTCAATCTGGGGCCTGCGGACGAACGGTGCCGCAGTCTCCCAGCTCCGTGAGCGCGTCGAGCGGGAATGGACCGAGAACAGGGCCAAGTTCCAGAAGGCGGGCATCTACCGCGAAGACGGCACGAAGGACTCGAAGCGCCTCGCGGCTCTCGTGACGGCGGCCTACTGCGGCGAGCCTCCCATCACCGCCCCCAGCGACAGATTCCCCGCTGGCCAGGTCGCGACCGACAGGGACACGCTGCTCGGTTCGGGTGACGCGCTCCTCGAAGAGTTGGGGAAGAGCGGGCGCGTCGACAAGTACAAGTCGACCTACCTGGATGTCGTCGAGGCCGGCACAGAGGCCCCCATCAATCCGCGCTTCAACGTGCTGGTGTCCACGACGCGTGTCAGCTCCGACTACCAGCAACTCCCGCAGAAGGGCGGCATTCGCGAGGTCCACGAGGCCCGCCCCGGCTTCGTCTACTGCTCGGTCGACTACGGCGGGCTTGAGCTGCGCACCATGGCTCAGCGGGCCATCTGGGAACTGGGCTTCTCGAAGATGGCAGACGCGCTGAACAGCGGCCTCGACGTCCACACGCTGGCTGCGGCCGAGTTCCTCGGGGCGAGCTATGACGAGCTGCTCGCGAAGGTGAAGGCGAAGGAACCGGTCGCGGTTGCCTTCCGCCAGCTCGCGAAGATTCTCAACTTCGGCAAGGGCGGCGGGATGACGGGCGGCTCGCTCGTCTACAACGCTCGCGCGAAGGACCGCGTCTCGTTCTGCTTGCTGGCGAAGCGCGCGGACGTCTGCGGTGTCGAGCGCGTCGTCGTGACAGTCCAACGCAAGCCGAAGATGGTCTGCCGGGCGTGCGTCGAGGTGGCGAAGGAGCTGGATACGAAGTGGCTCAACGCTTGGCCCGAGCAGCGCGAGCTACAGCACCGGGCGAAGTCGCTCACCTACGGGGGCGGCTTCTCGGACGTGATGATTCCGGGCGCCAACATCCTCCGTGGCGGGTGCGGGTACACCCAAATCCTCAACACGCCGTTTCAGGGGCTCGGAGCTGTTGGGTGCAAGCGCGCGATGTGGCGTGTCAGTCGCGAGATGTACGTCGACCGCAGCTCGCCCCTGTATGGCTCGCGGCTTGTCCTGATGGTGCATGACGAGCTGATTAGCGAGCTGCGCGCCGACGACCCGCAGCGCCTGCACGACGCGGCCGAGCGCAAGGCAGAAATCATGCGACAGGCGATGCGCGAAGTGACTCCAGACTTGGCGCCCGCCATCGAGGCCGAGCCCGCGCTGTCTCGCTATCTGTCCAAGGACGTAGCTACCGTGCGTGACAGCTCGGGGCGGCTAGTCGTCTGGGAACCCGCCACGAAGCGTGCGGCGTAATCCGCGGCCGAAATCCACACCATCTACAGGGGGCCTACTCATCCTAGATGGTGCTCAATGGACGCGCCGAACAACGCGCTCGACCAGTCCCCGCTTTGCCTGTTCCTCTTTCTTGATTCAGACCTCGACGACGCAGTCTCGCCCGACGTCGCAGACTTCTACGAACTGCGATTGCAGTCGGCTCTGAGCGGCGAGTCCGAGTCCCCCCTCATCGGAGTGGCTGACCTGTGATGGGCTCTACACTGCGGTTCCTCGTGGCGCTCGACCCCGGGCTTCGCGAGTGCGGTGTCGCGCTCTTCAACCTGGACACGGGCGAGCTGCTCGCGGCGGGCATGCCCACCAACCCCGAGCGGCAAGCCCGTGGGCTCGCGGCATGGGCGTGCATGGCGGGAGCGGTGGCCGAGTTTCTTTCGTCGTTCCTGGAGCCGCTCAGGGCCTCTGGCGCGGCTGTGTCCGTCACCGTCGCGAGTGAGTGCCCCCAGGTCTACACGGCGGGCAAATCCAAGGGCGACCCGAACGACCTCATCGAGCTTGCCGGTGTCGTCGGACGCGTTGCGGGCGCCCTGGGAGCCACGTCGGAGCGGAGCTACTTGCCGCGCGAGTGGAAGGGGACGCTGGATGCCGACGTGATGGTGGAGCGCATCAAAGCGCGCCTCGGTGAGCGTCCGCACGAACACCTTCGCGTCCAGCTCCCACGCGCCCAGGACAAGCACCACAACGTTTGGGACGCGGTTGGCATTGGCCTTCACTTCGTCGGCCGACTTGCGCCCCGGAAGGTCTTCCCCAGGTGAGCGCGCATGGCTTGGCTATTCATCCCGTCGGAGTTCATCCCCGCCGCGCACTCGAACTCTTCGCTGGCGGCGGCGGGCTCGCTCACGGTCTCAAGCTGGCCGTGCCTTCCCTCCGGACTGTTTGTTACGTCGAGCGGGAAGCATACGCAGCGGCCTGCCTCGTGGCCCGGATGGAAAAGGAAGAGCTGGATTCGGCGCCTGTCTGGGACGACGTTGGAACCTTCGACGGCAGCCCATGGCGTGGCGTCGTGGATTGCGTCAGTGGGGGATTCCCCTGTCAGGACATCAGCGTTGCTGGAAAGGGTGCTGGCCTCGACGGCGAGCGCTCGGGCTTGTGGCGCGAATACGCGCGAATCGTCTCTGAGGTACGACCCCGCTTTGTCTTCGTCGAGAACGTCGCGGCGCTCCGTTCGCGGGGCCTCGACCGCGTGCTCACCGACCTTGCCGCGCTCGGGTTCGATGCGGAATGGGTTTGTGTCCGAGCATCCGACGCCGGAGCGCCCCACAAGCGCGAGCGGCTCTTCATCTTGGCCCACTCCCAACACCGGGGAGAGCACGAACGGACACGGGAGGCGCGGGGGGAGACCGGGCAACGGGCGGCAGTCGGGGGCGGACCTGGGGGCGGTTGTGAAGGACTGGCCGACACCGGGGGCGTGCGACTGGAAGGCGGCGAGCTGCATCGGCCAGCGTCGCCGGCAGCTCTCGGAAGCCATCCTGAGCTTCCCTCGTGGCCCCCAGGGCGAGACGACCTCGCAGGATGGCGCGCAGTCCTCGCAAGGCGCCCGGACGTTGAACCCGCAGTTTGTCGAATGGCTGATGGGCTGGCCAATCGGGTCGACCGACTGCGGCTCCTCGGAAACGGCGTCGCGCCCCAGCAAGCGGCGCTTGCCTATGGACTCCTGCACGCGCGGCTGTTAGGTGCCGCACCGACGAAAGCTGAGCTGTGACATGTCCACCCATCCAACCGGCCCCGGGCTCGACGGACCTGCCGTCACGGTCGAGCGCGCTGCCGAGTTGCTCCAGTGCAAGCGCACTCGCGTGTTCGAGCTACTTGCCGATGGGCGACTGAAGCGCGCGCCCAAGTTCGGAAAGAGGACGACAGTTCGACTCGACTCAGTGCTCGCGTGCATCAAGGGAGATGAGGAACAGGCCACCCCTGCCCCTCGATCCCGTCGAAAACATCAAGCCACGGACTTCTCGTTGGAATCGTTCAAGTCCGCCGTCCGCGAAGCAATGGGCGGGTCCTCCGGGTGAATCAGATTGAGGGGGAGCTGAATCATCGGAGGCACCAAGACGCGCTTGTAGAACGTTCGCGTCGTCTTCGTGCTCCGATGGCCCATCACCGCAGCCACCTCTTCCACTGGAAGCCCCTGCTTCGTTGGACGAACCAGGACGCCGTAATCCGATGCCCAGTTCGAGAAACTGTGCCGGATCTCGCCGGGTGCGATGACCCGAATCTTCTCCCTCTCTTCGGGCGTCTCGCACTTCTCGCGAAGCCTGTTGGCGGCGCGTTTGAGCATCAAGAGCGCAGGTGCCCGGGTGAGAGGCCGCTTGCGCGCCTGGAGTCGAAGGGCCGCCGCGAACGCCTGGGCATCGAGGCTGACGACGTGGTCATCCCCGCGCTTGTGGAAGAAGGTCACCGTCCCCTTGATGCCGCAGGGGTCATCGACCTCTCTCAAAACGGCCTCCCCTCGCGCCACTCGGGCGATCTCGGTGTCGTGCATGGACGCCTTCGCTCGCAAGCAGAGAGTATCGCGAAGGAGCTGACTCGGGACCTCCGCGTAGACGGCCTCAACCTCCGACATCGCATAGCCCTTCACCCGGACGCTCTTCTCAGGCTTGGCCTGCGGCACCAGTAGGTCCAGGGTCGGGTCGTTGCTTCGGTGGAGCTTTCCTTCTTCACGAAGCCAGGAAGCAAACGATTTGAGGGCGACGATGCGGTGATGCTCGGCGGTCTTCCACCCCTTGAGCATCTTCCTCAGTTCCAAGAGGGTCACTTCCCGCATGTCTCGGCCGTTCAGGGCCACACCCCAGTGCGAGAGGTAATTTCCGAGAATGTGCTCAACATATTCCTTATTGAGACCCTCTTTGCGCGCGTGCTCGATGAACTCCTTGTGAAGCTCGGGCGTCAGGACGACAGCGTCGGCAGCAGCCCTCTCTGCCTGTTCCGCTGCAAGAAGGACCGTTTGCTTTTTCGTTCTGTAGCTAGCTGGGTCACGGTCGAAGAGGACCAGTTCCGCGAGGGCGTCCTCCTCCGTCAACGCATCTAGGGCGATGGCCTTCACAGCCCCGCTGACTCGGCGCTCGATAACCCACACCGTCCGACCACGGACCTCCTTCACCCGTCCCCCTTTCCACCTCCCTACCCACGAAGCCGGCACCGGACCTCCCTTGCGTTGTTCCTTTGTTGTTCCTATGTTCTACACCATGCAAGATCCCCTCGCAAAACAACCGGCCTTTCAAGCCGGTAACACGGGTTCGAATCCCGTCGGGGACACTGCAATCGGGGCCGGAAGCCGCTGGAATCTCAGCGGCTTCCGGCCTCGGTTCTTTCAGGCTCTTTCTCGTCTCCTGGATATCTTGAGCCGGAGACGCATCCCGCCCTCCTCCAGCCGATTCGTCAGGGGCGGAGCGTGCGCGTCAGTGCTAGGCCCTGCTGTCATGTCCGGCGACTCACCCGTCCCCGCCCCCGGCGGCCTGCCCACC